ACCCACATAAAATAATCTTGTTTCATCATCTTGATTCTTGTCGTATGATTTTTTTGTATTGTATGTAAGATCAGTTAGTAAAACTACATTGTCTTCTTCACCACCTTTTGCACTATGTATAGTAGATAATTTTATCCGTGGTTCTTGGTTCAACATCTCTCCATTACGTTTCATACGTCTTATATAATTAATTCTTTTCTGACCTGCTTGATCAAAAGCTTCATACCAAATCTCATTAGTATTAAGTCCATAGTCTTTTTGTAATTGTTCTAAACTATAGACACTATTTTTAACCATTGATTTTAATTTATCCTTGTTCCATTTTTCTTTACTAATGTATTTTGAAATATTCTCTATTTGTTTTGAATCCAACATCTGACCATTGATTAAATGTTCCCAACTAGTTGCTGATTCTTGAATATCTTTTTCATAAAGCTTTTTAAATCTGTTGTCGTAATAAAATCCTCTATCTCTTATGATTTCTTCTAATGGATCGAGCATAGATCTTGTTCTAGTTAGCACTAACCATTTACCTGTTGACATATCTATGTCTTCAAAGCTATCGTAAGCACTTAACTTTCCTTCATGTTCTTTTGGATTCCAACTTTTATCTATTCTATTATTAACTCTACCAATGATTGAGTTAGCTAATTCATGTATTTTTCTTGGAACTCTTCTAGATTCTTTTAGATGTATAACGTTTCCTTTCTGTGCGATGAAAGAATCTACATCAGCTCCAGCCCATCTAAATACAGCTTGATCATCATCCCCTGCAATAAAAGAATCAACTGTTTTATCTTGGATATTTTTAACCATATCCCATTGCATGAGTGATAGATCTTGAGCTTCATCAATAAATACTACATCAAAGTTTGGTGATTTATCTAACTTAATAAAGTCTAAAATCATATCGTTGTAGTCAATTAAATTATATTCTTTTTTATATCTTATTAATTCTTCAGCTAAATGAATCAATGTTGCATATTCAACATCTTGATTGTGTTCTTTCAGATTATATTGCTGATCAATAGTAATGTTTCTTAATTTTGCTAGATTAATAATTCTAAGATAATCACTTTTAGTTGTAAATAATCCTGTCTCTTCTTCATCATAATCATTGTAGTCTAAGAATAAATTTTGTTTTCTACCTAAATCTTCGTAATGTCTTTTCTGCATTACTTGGTTTTTCTTAATACCTAATGATTTAAAAGCTAATGAGTGCAGTGTTCTAAAGTATGGTAGGTCATCTTCTTCTAAGTTAAATTTTTTCATTGCTCTTTCTTTGGCTTCGTTCGCTGCCTTTCTTGTAAAAGCAAAGTAACCAATCCTATCTGGATTAGTAGTCTTTAGATAATCATCTACTTTATTTAAAAGAGTATGAGTCTTACCTGTTCCTGGTGGACCTAATACTATTGTTCTCATATTTTTTTAATTTCCTTGTTAATAATATATTTTTCATTTTTAAATATTCGTTTTGTTTCTCTAACTTCTCTAGCTTTAAACGAAAGCGTAAATGCCAATTTACTCCAACATCCTTATCAAACATTAGTATGGATCCTTTTCTTTTAATGTTTTTTGTGTATGAGTTTTCTCTGGTTTTTCAAAAGCATCCACTACCATAATTGTTGGTCTTTTCTTACCTATGATAATTCTGTCATCACTGCAGTTACAATATTCTTTCAACATTTGTTGTGTGACTTGTGGTTTTTCTGGCCATTTCTTTCTTAGTAAATGTCCGTGATAAAATTTATGAAATATAAATTTGTGTTTACCTTCTTCTGTGTAAACGTTCCCATTTAAAATATCTTTTTTAGTAGTCTCTGCTGCAGTTCTATTAGTACAGAATTCTTCTAAATGTTCTTTTAATTGGTCAACCATTGAAGAACCTTTTGGTGCTTTTATTATTTCTACACCTTGTAATAACTGATCAACATATGTTTCAAATTCTTTCACTGACACTTTTTTTGGTTTCTTATTGATTTGTTTTACAACCGTTCTTCTAAATAATCTTTGCTCTATTAGACAATCAATATTATCTAACTTAACTCTATCACCATCTACATTGACCCAGTAATAAGGTTCATCTAATTCAACTTTTTGTAGGTCAGACAGTATTGGAAATACTGCCTCGCCACCAATACCATACTTTCTAGTTCTACATAATTTTTTATCACAATGATTACACATTGGATCTTCATTACATTTAAAACCTAAATCTTTACCGTCGTTAAATTTTATTTTACCTTGAACTATTTTATCTTCTAAAGGTCCTTCTGGATGTTTCTCAAAGTATTTATAATTAAATGCATTGATCTTTGCTTGCCAACTATCTGGCCATTTTCTTTTTGCATATTGTATGTATTGATAAATAATTCTATCTCTACCATCTTTGATGTCAGACTGTGTTAATGATTCTAAACAAGGTGGACCATCACTAAACTCAGAGTCAGGTCTTTTAATTATTAGCGTCTCTAATTGTTCTGGAGTAAGTTTATATAATTCATGCAATAAATAAAAACGTTCCAGAGTAACAGCTTCACCTTGATCATTGAAGCAATATCTTGTTGTTTTATCACCATTAAAGTATGGTAAATTTAAAAAGTTTCCTGTATCATCTTTTGATTTTAATTCTATTTGTTTTGGAAATACTT